CATGTCATTTGTGATTTACTTTTCAGAAGACTTTGATGGTGGAAGTATATCTTACCCAGAATACAACTTTAAGTACAAGCCATCTATTGGAGATATGATATTGCATAATGTTCAAATTGTTCACGGTGTTGAGCCAGTTACAAGCGGCGAGAGATGGTCGTATCAAGGATCTATAGATATGGTTAAATATATTGAAAAAGATTTATTTACTAAGTTTATCGTTGACAATGAATATTTTCAAAATAGACATGACGCTTTAAAGATGCCTAAAGAGCCAGACCATAAGATGAAGGACGATATGTTTTTTTATAGAGAAGATCAGTCCCCTCTTTTAAACAAAAGATTACTTAAGTATGTTACTCAGGAGCCATATCTTTAAAGAATTCAGCTGCAAGTTCTTTGCCTTTTAGTCCAGATTCTTGCATAGCTTTAATTTTTTCTTTAGTAAACTGAGGATTTTGTATTAAAGGCTTCATCCATTCAAGTTCATATCTTTCTGATTTGTCTCCGATTTGATTGTAGTACTCATCAGTTTTGTAATTATAAAATGTTCCTGGATTATCTTCTGCTCTTAAAACAAAGTTTGAGTATGCGTATCTTGTTCCTGATGTAACTTCTCTAACACCGTGTGCATAATCAGCAAAAGCTCCATGTATTACAACATCTCCTTCTTCTGGCTGATATTCTAGGCATGGTCCGTCAAAATTAGTTGTTTTCTTTGTGCCATCTGGATTAAAGTTTGGATAAAATACAGCACCGCCTTCAAATTTTCCAAAATACCCAACTAGGCCATAATCAATTATGCAGCATGTTTGAAAAACATCTGGCTGCGATAGAAGGTGGCATGAGTGCTTTCCTGGAGAATCTGAGTGGATAAACATTCCTCCATCGCCAGGCTTAACTTTTAAAAAGTTTCTAGATGGATGGATTACGTATTCTGGATATATAAGTTCTGATATATACTCCCAGATATCTATAATTCCACCGATAGGATTAGTAGTTTTTTCAGCATACCAATCAATTAATGTTTCTTCGTATTGAGTTGTCATCTGAGATTCTTTTTCCAGCTGTTCTCTAACTGACTCTAATATACTTTCTGGTATTATTTTTTTAAAAACAAAAACTCCTGTTTTTGTACCATATTCATCGATTGTTGAAACAATAGTTTCACACTCTGGTTTATCGTAAAACATTACTTCCCCCTAAAAAATTTATCCATAAGTTTTTCAATTTTGCATAACCAGGATTTACATTTATGATCTTTGTAGTTATTGAAATTAGCAAAGTACGGCCTTGTAGCAACTTGCTTAAAGTGATCTCTTGCCATTTCTTAATTATACCACCAATAATAAAAAAACCCCATTTCTGGGGTTTTCTTATTACTTCAATAAATTATTAGCTAGCAACTCATCATACACTTCTGAAAGAAGGTATTCCATTGCCACTAGGCCTTCAGAAATCTTTGCTTCAACTTCCTCTTCTGGCATTCCAGAACCTTTGCCTAGGTATCTATTTCCTTCGAGAAACTTTTCAAGCATTAACTTTATTACAGACTCTTTATCCATTTTCTTCCCTTAAGTTGTTGTAAGCTGGACTGGGACCAAGGAGGAACCCATCTTTATGATATCCTATCATTTTTTCTATTTTTTGTAAATCTTCATCTGATTTAGCAAGCATATTAGCAATTAGGACCATAATGTCATATATTCTGTGAGACATTATATAATTTACAAGTGGTAAATTGTCTTCTAGAGCATCACTTTTTTCTGGACCCGCCTCATTCAACATCTTTAGTCTTAATTCCGTCTATTGCTTCTTGAAGAGTGCTGCCACTTTCAAGGTGGTGATTTAAATATTTAATAAATACAGAAATGGCATTGGCAGCCAAAAAATCAGTATTCATATGTATGCATGGGATATTTCTAGAAACAGCCCTAACTAAATCTTGGTCTAGATCAATTTTTTTCATTAATTTCTTTTTCCATTCTGCTGTAAAGTGCTAGTCCTATTTGTTTTTTATAATTGCAAGCTAAACAGTATAAGAATATTTCATCTTCTGTGTTAGCATTGGCAAAAAGAAAGCCTTGGCATAATGGGCAATCCATAGATGCAACAAGGCCTTCTCTTGCAAGAGTTAAATATGTAGATACTAGCTGTATCTTAATATTAACCCCTTTCTAATTTTTAGATGGAAACTTGTCTAACCACTCTTTTGTTCGAGGAGTCAAACCTTTCCATGACGACCAATTTTGACCGCCATTGGTCATGTAATACGTTATCTCTGCGTTGATTGCTGGATCAAATAACGAATAGTTACTATCCAGTTTGAATTTTTCTTTACGATCATCACCTAGGTTGCCCAGCATGTTGATCTGAAAAATTCCATAGGAACTGTCTCCAGTTTTCCTGTTGCCGTTATAAGCCATTGGGCGTCCATTAGACTCCTTTTTAGCTACAGCCCACGCCATTTTAAGGGCGCTACCCTCAAAGCCTACAGCCTTGAGAAGTTCAACCAATTCTTTGTCCGTTAAAGATTCAGATGGTTTCCACACAGTATTGCTGAATTCCTCCAGCTTTTCCTTGTTAAGTTGTGCTTCGGTTTTTACATCTGGTTTTACAACCAGAGCAGACGCAGATTGAATTACTTCTGTTTGACCAGTAAATAAAAACAACACTGCTACTGATATTGCAACGTAGTGATGTAGAACATCGCTAAGTTTTTCTTTTATATTCTCCATAGGCATTTCCTCCAATAGAGATAACGAGCTATAAGAATACCATTAAAAACTTTAATCTGTCAACTTAAAAAATATTTTATTTTATTCTAGTTAACTAATAAATATGGCTATTTTTATGTATTATTTATAAAGTCTTCACTTTCGTAAGAAACTTTGATAGAATAGGACTCTATCAAATTAAATTTAACCGCTAAGCGGAGAAAAGGTCATACATGTCAAATACCATTGCAAACCCATACGAAAATTTTATTGCTTTATCACGTTACGCTAGATGGATTCCAGAAGAGAACCGTCGTGAAACGTGGGGTGAGACGGTAGATAGATATTTTGACTTTATGCTAAACCATCTTAGAGAAAATCACAATTACATTCCAACTGAAAAGCTTGTAGCGGAATTAAAAGACGGTGTATTCAAAAGAAACGTAATGCCCTCTATGCGCTCCGTTATGACTTCAGGAGCAGCACTAGAAAGAGATAATGTTGCAGGATACAATTGTTCATTTGTCCCAGTTGATTCTCCAAGATCTTTTGATGAAACTATGTATATTCTTATGTGTGGAACAGGTGTTGGTTTTTCTGTTGAATACAAGTATGTTAACAAACTTCCTTCCGTTCCAGAAACATTTGAAAAATCTACAACAGTTATTACAGTAGAAGATTCAAAGCAAGGTTGGGCAAAAGCCTACCGTGAACTTCTTGCACTGCTTTGGTCAGGACAAATTCCAGCAATTGATGTTTCAAAGGTTAGACCAGCGGGTGCACGTTTAAAAACAATGGGCGGAAGATCTTCAGGTCCTCAGCCACTAGTCAATCTTTTTGATTTTACAATTGCAAAGTTTAAAGCAGCAGCAGGCCGAAATTTAAAGCCAATTGAGGCGCATGACATTATGTGCAAGATTGGTGAAGTTGTTGTTGTTGGCGGAGTTCGCCGATCAGCTATGATTTCTCTTTCAAACATTAACGATATTGAAATGGCTGCAGCCAAGTCAGGAAACTGGTGGGAAAACAATACACAACGTGCTCTTTCAAATAACTCTGTAGCTTATTCTCGTAAGCCAGACATGGAGCAATTTATTGCAGAATGGAAATCACTTTATGATTCAAAATCAGGAGAGCGTGGAATATACAATGTTGCAGCAGCTCAAAAACAAGCCTCAAAGTATGGACGAAGAGATCCAGAAATTCATTATGGAACAAACCCCTGTTCAGAAATTATTTTACGCCCCTATCAATTTTGTAATCTTTCAGAAGTCGTACTACGTGAAAGCGATACAAAGAAGGATATTGAGCGCAAAGTTGAGCTCGCAACAATCCTTGGAACATGGCAAGCAACATTAACAGATTTTAAGTACCTTAGAAAAATCTGGAAAGACAATACAGAAGAGGAAAGACTTTTAGGGG